ATCCGTAATGCTAGAAGCTAATGTTGAATGAGCATTGTTTTTAAATAGAACGGTCATTAAACAAATCTCCTTTTATTAACTTACAGTTACAGTCCAAGTAATACCTAATGTATCCCCAGAAGCTTTATTAATCACAGAAAATACAGTCCTACATAACAAAGTTCCACTTGAACTTGCATTAAGTAGTCCTGCTTCAGTTATTGCTCCAGTGCCTGTTCCTGCTGGAAAAGATGCAACATAAGCCACAGCATTATCAGTAACAGTTGTAGACGTAAGTGCTACTCGTCCTGCCTCACTGCCAAGAGCAGTATTTCCAGCCGCTGCTGAAGTACTACCTGTGCCAATAGCCATATGTGTCATAGCGGTAGCGGAAGCGTCTTTCATTCTAGATGCAATAAAGTTTTTTCCTGTAGTAACAACTAAATTAGGAACTTCTACTTCCTGTTTAATTTTACCTTCTGGATTGGTAACTGTAATTTTTAAGTCACCTTTTATTTTTATTAAATCACTTATCATAATTTATCCTCTATTCGTACCCCCCAGGATTAATTGGAGTTTGGTTAAATATATGTCCTCCTAATGTAGTGTCATCTACATCAGTATACACGTAATTGATTACTAATCCACCGCTGTCCCCAGGTGTAACGCTGTCTGTCGGTGCTAAACTTGGTTGTAACACTGGTGAATCTGAAACAGAAAAACTATCTGATTTACCTGCAGGTGTTACATTTAATGCTGGTGAATCTGCTATAGATGGTGTATCTGCTAAATCATATTCAAACTGAACAACAATAGCATCAGACACAGTAACTGGGTCTGGGTCTATATCAGTATCAGATAAATCAAAATCAATCTCAGACTGAAATATTTTACTAGGTTCAGCTGACACACTAGCAGTATCAACTAAAACTTGTGAAAGATTAAATACTGGAGCATCTGATACAGAAAATGAATCAGTAGAAACTTGGCTTACATTTATAGCTGGGCTTTCTGTTATAGATGGTGTATCGCTTAAAACAGAACTTATAGTTTTTACGTTTGATTCTGTAATACTAACCGAAACACCTACCATAGTTCTAGTTGGTACTAATTCATGACTAAATGATATGCTTGTTCCTAAAGCTGAAGATGAAACAACTTCTGTTTCACCAGATACGGATGCAGAAATACTATTAACACTTACTGTAAATGATATGGCTGTTGCTGCTAAAGCGGATGTAAGTTTTATATTAGCCACTAAAAACTACTCCTTACTCTAAATTTTAATAAATCATATACTGTATGTAAGCTACCATTATAATTAACTATAATTTCTCCTTCGTACATACCTTCGTCAACATCTAATACACCACCTGAAAAACTAAACTGCACTTTTCCATCTGAGCCATCGGTTGTTTTTGCACAACTTATTGTAGATAACACTGACGTTCCACCTACAGCTCTAAACTTTACAGATACTGAAGTAGTTCCAGCCGATAAATCTAATGCTGTATTTGCTACATCATCAGTTAGAGTTAGTATAATTAAAGGTAACTCATCTCCTTTTACTAATTTAATTACATCTGCCATAAGTTACCCCTTAAAATCGTTGTGCTTTAACTCTCATTGAAGCCCTACCTGCACCTAAATTTGCTCTTGCTCTACGTTCAGATAATTTAAACGCATATTGTTTTGCATGATAAGAAGCTAGTTCTCTATCACTCCAGCTTCTGTCTGGCAATACTAATAGGTGTTGAAGTGCCCCATGCATAATAACGTTTTCTAATTCATCTAAAACTGTTTTATCCATGCTATCTGCTGTTCTTAATGGTTTTAAACATACAATCATTCGCACATCATATGTTTCATCATCATCTGGAATAGGAGCTACTGAAAAGTGGTCTGGGTCTAACTGGGTTATATATTGTGGTTTTGCTCTAGACGTAGTAGGTTGATTAGGCCATCTAGGATATAGTTTATACATTTTATCTAAAGTAACAGGCGTTAACATTTCATCATTTACAGTAGCTGTAATAAATGCATGAACTTCAGAATTAGTTGGACACTCATAAGCATAATCATGTGCACCTACAACTAATCGAATACGTGGTTGTTCGTACCTCCACGCTAAAGTACGTTCACATGCTTCTATTGTAGCATCACGAACATAATGCTCTATAATTGGATTAGGACACCCAGGAACACTAGGTGATAATCTATTTACAATATCAAGAAATGTTCTAGTTCCTGCCATTATGTTAAATCCTCTTCTTGTGCTTGTTTAATTTTGGTAAGTCCTGCATCTTCTGTATCTGTTACTACTCTACTTGATGCATTAACACCTAAAGATTGTGTAAACGATTTGTAAAATATTTCAGCTCTTTTTGAATTAACATGCTCGTTATCAACAGATTCAGCTAAAAATATTGTAGCGTCAACTACTACTGGAAAGTAGGCATCTGATAATAAATCTACAGTTGTAGTTCCATCATAAGTAGGTGGGCTTTGTGCGTATTCAATATCTAATACTTGTCCTGCTGGAGATTTAGGATATATAAAAAATTTATTAGCATTTCTTGTATGCCTCATCCAATTTACTGCTGCTCCTGCAGTATCGTTTAGCCATTGTGGATATGATTGGTCTAGTGATTCTCTGTTAACTTCTATACATCCATTACCACCACTTACTGAAAAAACTTCCATAATACGCAATGAGTCGGTAGGTGCTGACTGTATAGCTTCATTTGTTGTACAAGTCATTGTGCTTACTTTAGCAAACAAGTCAGGTCTAAGAACTGCAATACGTTTTAA